AAATCTCGAATAACTCCTGATACTCTAAATGTAGGTAATGCTCCTGCTGTAACTATAGAACTAAGATTAGCAAAGTTTGTAGATGTTCCCATTAAATAATATTGTGGTGCATCTACTCCATTACTTGCAATTACATAATTACCAAATTGTGTAAATGTAACGTAATCTGTATTAGTACCAGTAAGTCCAGATTTTCTGGACGTAAATGTTCCTGTAGCTAACTGATATATATTTGAATTTGTTGCTACAAAGTTAAAGATATTATTTGAGTTATCTCTAAATGAACCTGCACCTCTAGCATTAGCACCAACATTATTTGATGTATAGTTTACTAAAGATGGAAATCTTTTATATGTGTTTAATGTATGATATACATTTGTAGCTACATTAGCACCTGGTTTCAAGTGTTCAGGTTGATCAGGTAGCCATTCTCCAAAAGGTACTTGCATTATCTTTGCCTATAAAATGATAAGTCTGTTTGAACATCTGTTCTTTGTGTAACAGGTGATCCTCCATATGTATCTTGTCTATCGTTATTCTCACATCTTTCTAATGCAGTAGAATACATTTGTAACCATTGTTGTAATTGTACTGGATCTATTCCACCAAGAAAGTTGGCTGCATGATATAACGAACCATACAAGTATATTGCTGGATGTTTATTTAAAATATAATTTGTTGTATTTGTATCACTAAGTGCTCCGATAGCTTTATAATAAGATAACTTACCAGTATAGCTAGTGTCAGGAGCAGGACCGAACCTAAATTTTTCCACTTCATTATCTGCCTCTATTGTATAAGTTCTAGGTCTACCAGTTCTTGATCCACCTTTAATTTCAAACATATTGTGTGGAGTAATATATTCTAATGGATATTTAGTAGACGCATCTAATATATAAAATGATCTTACAGCTAAAAAACCTGTAGGAGCATTTACTTGTTCAGCATTGATTGTTAAATCATCTTGCTGTTCCATTTGTCTAATTCTTAGTTTAGCATTGAAGTCAGCTTCTGTTAATTTAATAAAGTCATCTTGTATCTCAGTTGTTAAGTCTGATCTATTTAAGAAGTTTGCTATTGATGCTTTTAATTCTGTATATGTTGATAGTGCCATTATAAACTGCCTTCTGCTGTTCTGAAATATCTAAACTCATTACTATTAAGTTTAGTTCTCATAATTTTTTTCTGTATCTCTTTGGGTAAAGCAAACCAGTTATTGCTACCATTGTACTCTTTCGCCCAGATCTGTAGCACTAATGGAGGTACACTAGCTACTCTTTTCATTTCTTTAGCTTTAGACAAGTATCCACTATCATGATTATAAAGCTCCTTATTTCTTTTCAACAAAGGATTTACATCTTGTTGATTATTAATAGTTAGCTTACCATCTGATTCTTGAATATACTTGGTCTTTATACCACCATCGTATTCTACAGATCGAACTTTTCCCATTACTCTGTCAATTCAGTTACGTAAAGATTTACAGATCCTATAACTGCAACTTTCTCACCTTCAGATACTTTGAAGTAATCTTCAGATTTAGATGCTAAAAATATCTTAGCATTAGTTGCTGTAGGAGCTACACCAAATTCAATATGACAATCAGCATCTGCTATGACTCTAACATATTCTACGTTAGCTCCAAAAGCTGATGATGCTGCCGATGAACCTGATGAATTAACTTTTTGTGTAGTAACAGGTCTCATTGCAAAATGTGACATATTACTCCTTATCTTCTAATTACAAAAGTTACGTTAAGTTTTTTAGCTCCAGTAGATCCACCATCAGTTATCATTTCGATAGTGCCATCTTCTTGGACATCGTTTGCTGCTGTAGGTTCTGCTGTGTCTACGTCTCCAGCTGCTGAACCTGAATGTGCAACAGTAATTCCACCACCAGTAACAGCAGTTCCACCTATTTCAAAAGATATAGCTGCATTACCACCAGAGATTGCTCCCTGTAATGATGTAATAATTTTAATAATTTTACCTGAATCAGGTACTGGTACAAAAGTTGATGATGCTGTGCTGACGTCAGCAATTTCAGCATGTAAAAAATAGTCGTTTAATGTTCTCATTATATTCCCTAAATGTTCCGATCCTAACCTTCTCTCAGATCTTCATTTTAATAGAATCTGCTGGGGGAGCAGATTTGTAGGTTACTCCCCCAAACAGTTAATTATTATGATGTTGTTAAGTCTGCAACTAATCCAGATGCTTTTTCGTTTCTTGACTCTAAAGTCGCTTCAACTAAAAGCTGTCTCTTTTCAGAGTCTCCAGTTTTTGCAAGTTCATGCATAGTGAAGTCTCTTAGGAACGCTATTGCGAAGTAGTTCATGTCTAACACATAAGCATCTCTATCTCTAGAGAATCTGTTAGGAACAACTTGTAACTGTCCAAAATCAGATGCGTATACATCTACAGAAGTGTATAATGTAGCGTCTGCACCTGCATCAAATCTAGTTGAATTACCAGTGAATCCTGATAATTTTTGTTTGTTGAATGGTCCTACCATAATCATGCTAGGTTCACCACCTTCATTCCAAACTGATTTGATTACTGATTTTAATTGTGCTTCTGTGAAAGCTCTTTGAGTTCCATCAGTTCTAGCTGTATTACCAGCAGTACCTGAAGCTCCACCTGCACCGAAAACGTCATTAGTTTCAATCCATGATCCTAATGTTCCCATTTTTCTAGCAGTTCCAGATCCACCTGTTACTTCTTGGATGTTTCCAGTTACTGTAGCTTCCATGTCTCTTTTTAACTCTTTTGCTTTCTTAGCAATTTGGTATGCTAACTCAGATGCTCTACCTGCTTTGTCAACTGACTCTTGTGTTCCTGTGATTACAACTGTTTTGTCCATAATCTGTGAACTGTTAGAAAGTCTAGAAGTTGGTGAAACTGCATCTAAAGTTGCTTCGTCACCTTCAATAACAGCATTGTTAGTAACTGCTGCTGCTAATGAGTCTGTTTGCCATTCGTGAAGAACTGCAGTAGCTTTTGTTTTAGCTGCTGAGCTGATGAATGGCGTATCAGTTGGTGATATCGAATAGATAACGTCAGAAAGATCTTCTCTTTCACCTACACTATCATACGTATCAAATGTATTTGTTGGCTGTGCCATTGTTTATTTCCTTTGTTGAGATTTAAGATTAATAATGTCAAGAATCGCAGAAGAAGCATCATTAATGTTTCCTGTCTTACGAACCTTGCCAATTTTATTTCTTATTTGCTCTCTACCAGAACTTGCTGATGACTTTGCAACACCAGGTTTAACAACCTTTGGAGCATTTGCTACTTTCTTTTGAACGATAGGTCTTTTATCTTTCAAAGATTGATAGCTCATTGCATCCTTTGCAACCATTAAAAATCTATGGTCTGCAAGTGATCCGATCTCATCATCATTAAATCCATATCCTCTAAGTGAGTTACGCATATTAAGTTTGAATTGATCTGCTTTACTTGGATCGCTATACTCTGGTATTTTTGTTGCTGCTAACTCTCGCTGTGTTTCAAGAAAATCATTATATTGTTTAGCCTGAGCTTCTCTAGCTTTAGTTTTCATTTCATTAAGTTGCACTTGTTTTTGCCTTAATTCAAAATCTAACTTTGCAGCTTGTGTAGGATCTTCTTCGTATAATCGTTGAAGATCTTGACTTCCTTGTTGTTGTCTGACAGTTGCGTCAGCAGTTGCTATAAGTTCATTCAACTCTGATAGTTTCGCATCATAAGATTGACGCAAACTATTTTTTTGGGCTTCAAGATCTCTCTTTTCCATCCCTAAAGTATGAGTTTTTTGTCTATAATCTGAGTCTCTAGAATATCCAGCTTTCAGTTCATCAAGGCTTACCTCAATCTCTTGACCATTAACTTTTAATCGGTGGAGATTTGGTTCTTGTGATTCTGTTTGTGTTTCTTCTGTTACCTCAGTATTTTCAGTTTCCTGCTCAACTGGAGCTGCTTCAGACTCAGCTTGGCTCTCTGGAGTTTCCTGTGTCTCAGTACTTACAGGCTCTGAAGGCTCTGCTTTAGTTTCAGTTTCTTGTTGATCTTTTGGATTCAATAATCCTGAAATCTTTTCGGCAGCACCATCTATGTTTTGTGCTTCTGACATATCGTTCCTTTCATGGTTGACGAATTTGAAGTTGCGTTAGCTTAACTTCGTTTATTTAGATTATCTATCTCGTCCTGAGATAGTTTTCCACTTGTCATGATACTTTGTAAATGACCTCTGATTTTGTCTACAAGATTGTAGGCTACCCAAAGATATGTACGCTTATCATCTTCAGTGAATTTTGTATTAAAGATTTCTTGTTTGTATATTTCAAGAAGATCTTCAAATGCTTTCTTTAGCAGGGGATCGTTCAGAAGTTGCTCTGCTCTCTTGCCCTGCCTGATCTGTGTTTCCTTGTCCATTTATATTAAAGAACTCCTTTTGTCCTTTTATCATTTCTTTCATCAAATCACCAGCTTTATTTAGATCTGTTTGTTCTAACATAGATCTTCGTTTTAAATTGGCTTCATCGATTTTGCTACCATATTTTAATTCAAGTTCTTTAATTTTCAACTCAAATTCTAACATAGTTTGTCTCATTTTAGCTTCAATGTTTTTAAGCTCAGTTTGTGCTTTTAGCTGTGCTCTTGAATTTTCACCTTGTACCTGAGCTAAAGTTACTTTCTCAAACTCTGTTGGTGGTTTAGGTGGTAATTGAGGCATCTGAGATGCACCGACATCAGGATCCATAAAGAAAGGTTCTATACTATTTAGACCAGCATTCTCAACTAATTTTTTCAAAGAATTGTATATGTTTCTTAAATTAACCATTGGTCCATATACATTTTGTTGTAGCTGTATAGCTTCCATTTGTCTTTGTAAAATAGCATTAGTTAAAATTAATTGCTGTTCTTTTGATCCAGAACCTAATCCTACTTGGACTGTAACATTAATTCTATCTTTCCACTCGTAAGGTCTCATTGGTATATACTTACCTCTGATTCTTACTATCTTTTCTTTTTGTTGATATTTACATACCAACTCAAACATTTTAAGTGCTAGATCTCTAACACCTGTTTCTGCAAATATTCTAGCAATCAACTCCATTCTCATTTGAGATTGAGTTAATACTTGGTTCATACCAGTTGCAGTTTTTTGATTTAGACTATCTGCATTTAAACCTTGTGATGCTCTACTTACACCTGTTCTAGTTTCTTTTACAGAATCTAAGTAAGCTAACATACCACTAGCTTGTTCTGTAATTGGTTGTGCTTGTATAGGCATCATTACATTAGATGGTGGTTGTTTAGTTCTAACTATTCCTCCAGGACGATTAGTTAATAAATCATCCATAGCAACTTGACCATCTTGTATTGCAACTCTATTGTTATTAGTTAGATACATATTATCTAACATTTGTCTCATAACAGTAGATTTAATTAATTGAATATCTTCTACTAATTCTGCAATAGATCTACCATGAAATCTGTGAGGCATGATTACTGGTGTCATAGATATGAATGGCATTGTATCCATTTCTTCTATGCTTAATAATTTTTTACCATCACCAGCTACACAGATCTTAACTAGCTCTGCTTTGCCATCATCATCAAGATCCATTCTTACATAACATTCATGTAG